CAGTATCATTTAGTTGCCCAAAGACCAGAATATTCTTTGTATCTTCCTTTCGATATGCTTCACTAGAGAGAATAATAAACTTAATATTTAAAATTCGTTCTAATGTAGATATTGCCCAAGTGTCCGCCCAAAATTTACATGTTTTAATAATTGCTTTAAATTTTTCAACTGTATCAATACCCTTCATAAATTTATATTCTTGTAACATTCGAGCGGTAACTTTTTTTTCATGTACTAATCTATCATGTTCACCCTTAACCTTCTTTGCATTTTCTGCAATTAATTTTTGCTCATTTCTATCAAAAACACTAGAAAATTTTTGCTGTAAAGATATATATTCGGCTTCTAATTCTTTTATTTTATTGGTATCTTCTAATAATGATGTATTATACATATCATATTGTTCCTTATAATTTAAAAATATACCCTCTGTTACTTCTTTTGATAATTTATTTCTCAATTTTGCAACAGATGTTTGCTGAGCAATATTAGAAAAAGCGTCTCTTATAGTTGCGAAAAGACACTCGCCTCCTCCCTCATTATCAACTAACGAGTAATTTTTATTTTTCATAAATTTTTGTACCCAAATATCATTTGGTTCTTGATGATACTTCTCCTTATATTCCTTCGCTTTTTTTTGTGTTTCTTCAACCAATTCAGCAGGTATACGCGCACCTTTTGTTAAAATAAATATATCACTTCTTTCCTGAGGTATTTCATAGTAAACATTGTAATCTCTATCCTTTTCTTCTTTTTCTTTCTCTTCCTCTTCTTCCAAATCAGAATCAGTAATCTCGCCTTCTTCTTTTTCAACTCTTCGCAAAGGTACATCAGGTTCTAATCTTAATTTATTTAACATTCCAGCAGTGACAAAAGTATAAATCAACGGTTCGTTCATTTTTTCGACATCTAAATTATTATAATCATCTAAATAAGTAATGTAATCAGATGCTTTTATTTCATAAACACCAATTTGTATGACCTTATTGTTTTTTTTAACTAAATAAATAGGAAAATACATAATATTTTCATCTTCAAAAGTATTTTTAGAATTGCCAACAGCAATAATAACATCTACATCAAGAATTTCTAATTGATATAAATTCGCCTCCATTTTTATATCTCCTGGATCGACACTTTTTAATTCTGGATAACTCACGTCTTTATTTAATTTTGATAATACCATATTTATAATTTATTATGATATTTTATATTTATATTTAATACATAATTAAATATAAATATAATTAAAAAAATATTTCACCATATAACATATTTCTTCATAAATTTGTCATTTTTTAATATATGAATATAACGCCACATTTCCCGTCTTTTTGTAACAATATCTTTATTAAACTTGTTATTTTCAAAATCTACCAAATGTAATATTATTATTTCCTTACAACATTTATTAACCTTTAATTCTTTCGCTATTCCATAATAATCACAAATTAATAGTAAATCTTTAACATTATATTTTATTTTATACTCAATAGTCATTGATTCAATAATTTCTTCATATGTTAAACCATTTGTTTGGGTTTCAAAATCATCTAATAAGTTTAAATAATTATTATCATTAGCATCTGTATTCCCATTTTCAGACTCATCTAATGAAAAAAAAACATTTTCTTCATAATTCTCATTTTTATCCATTAATATTTATTATTTATTATTTTTTGTTTAAATTATAAATATATATTTTATTATTTACATATCAATCATATCCATAAATTTAAATATTGTTTTATTTGTTAAACTCTTGAAATCCTTTACCTTACTATTTGCAATCCTCTCAATGACTTCATTAATAGTATATCCTTCAATTAACTCAAACTCTTCATCATCTACATTTTCATAAAACTCCTTTTTATAAAATAGTGCGACATTTTCAGTCAATTCATCAACCTCATTTTTCTTGTTTTCCTCTGAAATAAATTTATATATTTGCGCTAATAATGTTCTTGTAATATTGTATACGGTTAACTTAGGGATCACTCCATTTATACTTAAATTTACAAAGAACATGCCCAACGCCTTTCTTTTTTCATTATCCTTATTTATCTTACAAAATTTATCATAATCTACTTTTGGATCTACATATTCAATTGTATTAAATAATCCTGAAAATTTACTCAAACTATCTTCAAATGAATCCTTCATCATCTCATATTTTTTAATTATTTCAGTGTACAAATCAGCGTATATTTTAGAATAAAATCTATTTGTGGATGCGATATCAAATATTGCCGAACTTACTTGTTTAATATCTTCACTTGTTCCTTTAACAATACCATCAATTAACTCACAAATTTTGCTACATAAATCGGCATAATTCTTATCAGTAATTTTATTTAAATAACTGCGTATATTATCAATTTCACATAAAATACCTTCACGTTCTTCAATTTTTGTAGTTTGAAATGATCTAATTGTTTCCCAATCTCCATCACTAATTTCCATACCTTTATTACCACCTCTTCTCTTCTTTCCTCCTCCTCCTCCACTAGAGCTATTACTTATTCCACCAATAGAACCTTCATTAATTTCTGCTTTCATAGGATTTTCTCTTTTTTGAAATACTGGTGTTTTTACATAATCAGGCGACCCTACTTCTAGCGCCAATTCAGAAATAATGCGAATTGTTTCAGATGGTAGTTCGTAATTAAAACCATTGAACAAAAGATTACTGAAATCGTTTAGTGTATATCTATTTAATTTAGCAGACATTGGATTTGTATATTATATATTATTCTTTTACATTTATATCAATTTTTTTTTATATAAATAATAATAATAAATACACTTAAATAGATTTATTGTAACTAATGTATATAAATGTCAACTGAAAAAGAAGTTAACGAAACTAGTAATAATGAAGAAGTAATTGAACCTTCATACAATATAAATACTTGGGAGGAGTTAGATTTGTCCGAAAATATGTTAAGAGGAATATACAGTTATGGTTTTGAAACTCCTAGTCCTATTCAACAAAAGGCGATTAAACCTATTATGATGGGTAGAGATGTTATCGCACAAGCGCAATCAGGTACTGGCAAAACCGCAACTTTTTCAATTGGAGCGTTGTCAAGAATTGATCTAGAGAAAAACTCAACCCAGGTTTTAATTTTATCTCCCACTAAAGAACTTACATCTCAAACATCAAGAGTTATAACTTCGCTCGGAGATATGCTTGAAAATAGTAAAAAGGAACGTTTGCGCGTTCAGACTGTTTTTGGTGGTGCCGTATACGAGGAGAAATCTAGTTTTTCAAATAAGAATACACCTCACGTTATTTGTGGTTGTCCTGGTCGTGTTTACGATATGATGCGCAGGGATAAAATATCAATTAAAACTATTAAATTGGTCATTCTTGATGAAGCAGACGAGATGTTGTCATCAGGTTTTAAAGAACAAGTATACAATATATTCCAATATTTTAATAATGATATCCAAGTTGCTTTATTCAGCGCTACATTACCCGAAAGTATTACGCCATTAATCGACAAAATTATGCGTAATCCTGTAAAAATTAGCGTCAAAGCAGAAATGTTGACTTTAGATGGTATCGGACAATATTACATTGCAGTAGATGATGATAGACAAAAATATGCGACATTGAAACATTTATTTTCAATCGCCAAACTATCTTGTTGTATAATTTATTGTAATAGTGTTAAACGTGTTGTGGATTTGTATGAAGCAATGAAGGAGGATGAGTTTCCCGTATGTTGTATTCATAGTGGTATGGATCACGCTGCTAGATCTACCGCATTTAATCAATTTAGAACAGGACAAATGCGCGTTTTAATTTCATCAAATGTTACTGCTAGGGGTATTGATATCCAACAAGTATCTGTTGTTATTAATTTTGATGTACCTAAATGTGTTCACACTTATCTACACAGAATTGGTAGAAGTGGACGATGGGGAAGAAAGGGTACTGGCGTGAATTTTGTAACCAGACGTGATTTTGGTAAAATGAAGGAAATTGAAAGTCATTACAATACGCAAATTAGAGAAATGCCCGATGATTTAGGAAACATTTTAAGTTAATTATATTACAATGATGAAACCAAATATAGTTTCTGTGAATTCGTAAAATAATTTTATTATATTTCTTTTAAAAAAATATAATAAATGTTTGAAAAAAATAATAATAATAATTCTGATAATATTGATATTAATAATAATACTATAGTTGATCAAATTAATGATCATTTTAAGTTGCCAATTTTCTATAATGACAAAAAAATGAAAATAAAACAACATATTGTTACTGATTTAGAGTTAGTTAAAACTGTTGATGCGTCAGGTTGTAAACCAATTTATAACTATGTTTTTAATAATGACAACGATATTTCTCAAAAACTTATTGAACAATTTTCCGATTATTACACAACCGATATGGACTTTATTAATCAAAACCAGGACTTTCTAAAAGGTTATAAACGCCTGGACAAAAAATACACTAATTATTCTCCAAACTATAAAAATATTGTAGAATTATGGAATGAAATTAAAGGCGAAACCGATTTCAAGGAAAAATATTATTACGTTGATTGGTCAGCACTAGAATTTCTTAATAAATCAGAACACTTTTTACAATTTATGAGTTTATATAATTTAGCGTCTCCTATTTTATCTCTCCTTACTCCAATTTTTATCTTGATTGTGCCTTTTTTTATTATTAAAATGAAGGGATTAGATATTACAGTAAATGAATATATCGAAGTTTTAAAAGGATTAGCCGAATCACACGCAATTGGAAAACTGTTTACGCAATTCAATAATGTTACAATGAATGAAAAAATATATATGCTAATTTCGGCAGCGTTTTATATATTTTCTATTTATCAAAATATTACTGTATGTATTCGATTTCATAATAATATGATCAAAATACATAATCATTTTAATGAAATAAGTAAATATCTGGATTACACAATTAAAACAATGGATAATTATTTGGTTTACGCTTCAAATTATCCTTCTCAAAATGAATTCTGTAAAGCATTAAGAGAGAAAAAACAAAAACTCGAAGAACTAAAGAAGAAATTTTCCTTTATAACCGAATATAAATTAACAAGTATTAAAAAATTACAAGAAATTGGTCATATTCTAAAATACTTTTATGAATTACATGATGATATAGGTTACAATGAGACTATTCTATATTCATTAGGTTTCAATGGATATGTTGATTGCTTTGAAGGTTTACAAAACAACATTGAAGAGAGAAAAATCAATTTTTCGGCGTTTGTCAAAAGCAAATCAAAATCACAATTTAAAAATAGTTATTATGGTCCTTTGAAAGATGAAAATCCTATTAAAAATACTGTCAAATTTAAAAAGAATATTATTCTTACTGGTCCCAATGCGTCTGGTAAAACTACCATACTTAAATCTACATTGATTAATATCATTTTAACACAGCAATTTGGATGCGGATTTTACGATTCGGCACAATTACATCCGTTTAAGTACATTCATTGTTATTTGAATATACCCGACACATCTGGTCGCGATAGTTTATTCCAAGCAGAAGCGCGTCGTTGCAAAGATATTCTGGATATTGTTAAAACAAATGAAGATGAAACACATTTTTGTGGGTTTGATGAATTATATTCCGGAACAAACCCTGATGAAGCAGTAACAAGTTCTACTGCTTTTATGAATTACTTAATTAAAAACGCGAATGTTCATTGTATCTTAACAACTCACTTTATTAAAGTTTGCAAAAAATTAGAAAAAAATAAGAGCGTTTTGAATTTTCACATGGAAACAGAGAAAAAAGAAAATAAATTAGTATATAAATATAAATTAGTCGACGGAATCTCAGAAGTTAAGGGCGGTGTTGCTGTATTGAAAGAAATGGATTATCCTAAGGAAATCATTGACAATACAAATATATAAAATATAATATAAAATCAAAAATAATATAAACTAATTCGTTAATTTAAATAATTAATTTATATATCCTCTTTGTAATAATATGGCATCTTTAACAGATTTATTTAATTCAACATTTTTTATGTTTTTAGGAATATTAGTACTCGTAGTAGCGCTGCTTGTTGTATATTTTGAAAGTAAATTTAGAGATCAAAATCACAAAATTTCTTCTATGTTGAGTCTTGTTTCTTCTTTAGCGGAAGAAGTAAATGGAACTAAAATGATTATTCATCAATTAACAATGAATCAACAAATGCAACAACCAGCGCCATTTTTTCAAAACAAAGAACCTGTTTTAGAGAGAAAAATTGCTCAAAATGACAATTTAATTCCTGTTTCAGATGACGAAGATTCGGATGATGAAAGTGAAGAATATGAAGATTCTGATGACGAGATCATTTCTGATAATGATGACGCTGCTAGTGAAGTCAGTATCGACGAGGAAAGTGTTGCTGATTCTGATTCTGAACCTGACGAAGAACAAACCAAAGATATTAAGGTTTTTAGATTGAATATTAGTGAAGAATCTGAATCTGAAGAAGAAGCGAATTCTGTCGCAAGTTTAGAAGATTTAGACGAATTAGAAGAGATGGAAGATTTAGAAGATTTAGACGATAGTAGTAGTACTAGTAGTGAATCTATTAAAGCAACTGAAACCACTGATGTTAAAAAAATAGATAATTTTATGGACCTTAAATCAATCAATATTACTTTAGAAGAAACCAAAACAGAACAACCTGTCGATTATAAAAAAATGACTCTACCCAAATTAAGAAGTGTTGTTGCTGAAAAGGGTCTCTCAACAGATTCTTCAAAGTTGAAGAAAAACGAATTACTTAAATTGCTTGGAGTTGAATAAGAATTTAAAGATTTAAATTAATTTAATATAATATACAATGCGTATTAAATTAAGTGAAAAATATAAAAATGAAAGAGAACAATTATGCAAACAATTAATTGATATTATTAAATTAGATGAAACCGGGTCTTTTCTTTTGTCAGAAATCGATGAAAATATTGATAAACAAAATAAAATTATAGATTTAAAAGATAAAATTAAACAAATTTTTGCTGTTTCAACAATATCATCATTTAAACCAAATTTTGACTGTAAAAGACCATACTTAAATATAATTAGAAGTATATTAAGACAACAAGGATATATATTTGAAGGTAAAGATTGTGAATTTAAAATATCAGAAAATATTTACAAAAGAACTATAAAATACAAAATATTTAGGGAATAATTTTTTCCCCGTTATATTATTTAAAAATAAAATCTTTATATAAATTAAATGAATAATAACAAGCTTCATAAAATTATGATTGAGACAGAATGTATTAATTATCTTAAAAATATTCTTTGCGATAATTTTGAAATTGTTAGATTATTTGATGGTTGCAAAGCTGATATAGCAATTAGACCCAAAAATATTTCATCAAATGTAGATGAATGGATTGGAATACAAATTAAGTCAACAGAAAAAAAAGTAAAGAACAATAACTCACAAGCGTATAAATTTGATTTAAGCAAAGATTATGAAAATTATATTATAATTTGTATGTGTTTAGAAGACAAAAACTCTTGGGTATTTGAAAATAAACTGGTTAGTCATATCAAATCAGTACTTACAATTGGTAATAATTCAAAATATAACAAATATAAAACAGAAAATAATATTGTATCTATTTTAGAAAATTATTATAAGAATAACTTAGTAAAAAAATTTTTATTTAATGAATTAGATATACCACAAAGTAAAAATACTAAAACTGAATATGAATATCGCAAAAAAAGAGAAGAAATGATATCTTTTTTAAATTTTATTAATAATGAAATGGAAGGTTTGGTTTATGATTTTAAAATAGGAAATAAAAAAATTCAGGAAAAAGTTGGAGGACATCCACATAAAAATACAGATACGTATCATTTCAGTTTAAGTAAAATGAATGGTAGAGTTAATGGCAAGAAAAAACGTCAGACATATGAAATCGGGGATTGTGATTTTTATTGGTTAAATTGTAAAAATTCTTCAAATTTTTATGTTGTTCCTGAGAATATACTTATAGAAAAAGGATATTTAGGAAATGCTGACGGAAAAATTAAATCTTTAACAATATCTAAAACAAATAAACTAACATTCTGGACAAAAGATTATTTATTTAATTATGAGAATTTAAATAAAGAAAAATTATGTGAAATTTTATTATATCCATAAAATATAAATATGAGCTGGGGTGTTTGCTATAGCGGATCTAATAATATTCATTTTAATTTTCCTCCAATTATGGCGGACGGTAGGAACTTTGCGCAATGGCAACCAGATGCTGTTGTCAACAATAGAATACAACAAAAAGAAGGTATCACAAATAACTGGAATTACCGCCAATATTTACAGCAAAATGGTCTTCAAATTATGAACTATAATACTACAGAAGCATGTTACGAATTGGGACTTGACCCCCATGTTCAAACTGGTAAAACACCTTCTGACAATGTACCTTACACATTTAGATCTACATTTGACACAAGCAAACCTGGTTTTGGATACTGTAATAGTGATTTGAAAAATCCTTACTTGTCTCGTGAACAATTGAACTCAAGATTGATTGCACCATCGATTACACCTCCTACAAATATGAATAAATAAATAGTCTATTAGAAAAACAATTTAATAACAATTAAGTATTTTAATACATATTATGAAAATACTTAGTATAGATGTTGGTATCAAGAATTTAGCGTTTTGCCTTTTTGAAAAACAGGACTTAAATGATTTTACAATTACAAAATGGGATACTGTCAATATTTCAGAACAAGAAACACATAATTGTATTGCCATTGATAAAAATGGTCTATGTAATAAACCATCAAAGTTTACAATGGGTAATGATCAATGCTTTTGTTTAAAACACGCTAAAAAATCAAATTATAAGATCCCAACACCTGACCTAAAATCATCTTTTATTAATAAACAAAAAATTCAAAAACTATATGAAATTGCCGACAAATACAAAATTACATATGATAAAAAAACTAAAAAGGCGGATATTATTGAAATGCTTATTGATTACAGTTCTAAAAATTATTTTCAAGAAGTTCAAACCAAAAAGGCGACCGACGTAGATTTATATAATATTGGCAAAAATATTAAAACGCATTTCGACAAATTATTCTCCGAAGAGGGTTGTATTGATTATGTAATTATTGAAAATCAAATTGGTCCTCTCGCTATTAGAATGAAAACAATTCAAGGAATGTTAGTACAATACTTTGTAATGTCTCCTGTAGAAGTCAAACATATAGAGTTTATTTCAGCAGCGAATAAACTTAAGGATTGTGACATTAAAGATAAAAGTAAATATAGTGACAGAAAAAAATTAGGAATTACCAAATGTTTAGAAACAATTACATCAAATAGCAATTACTCTAGTAAACTTGAATATTTTAACGCACATAAGAAAAAGGATGATTTAGCAGATTCATTTTTACAAGGATTGTGGTTTTTATCAACTTCAACTTTCAAAAGTTAATCAAATTAAAAGGAAATATTTTATATAATTTTTATTTTTAATTATAAAAAATATATTTAATACGCGTATGACTTAAAATTATATGTTCTATTTAATGAATAATAATGGCGGATGAAATGATTGAATTATCAGAACTCGAATTTAATGACAACGGTAATAATGATTGGGATAAAAAATCCAGTAATTTTGGCGGTGGTCTAGAGTTTTTAATGAATGATAAAATGAAAGAAGGATCAAGAGTTACCAGTGATATTGATTTAGACGATTTAAATAATTTAGAAAATGAATTAAACAATTTAGTTGATGATATTCCTAGCACAAGTAGTGGTTATAAACCTGCTTCGGATATGTTCTCATCGCCTAGTTCTATGTTTAATGATGACAAACCATCTGTTCGATTTAGTGACGGAGGTTCTTCTAGTATTGGTAAAGCCACATCTGATTTAGCAGGCGATTCTAAATCGTGGGACGGATACGGTAAATTTAATAATGTACCAATTAATCCTGATAGGGGACTACCTTCTCAACCACAATTAACCAAAGAAGAAATGCTAAGAGAGAAGTTCAAGTTCTTGCGCAAGTTGGAGGCACTTGAGAAGAAAGGTGTTGAGTTATCTAAAAAATACTCCATGGAGTCATCATTACAAGAAATGATGGGTGAATATGAAACCATTATGGAGGAGAAAACGAAACAAAACTCTGTTAAGTTTCAGGGTAATATGCTTATGGCGGTTATTAATGGAATAGAATTTTTGAATGGACGCTTTGATCCTTTTGATATTAAACTAGACGGATGGTCTGAACAAGTAAATGAAAATATTAATGATTATGATGACATTTTTGGTGAGTTATACGAGAAATATAAGAGCAAGGCATCTATGTCGCCCGAAATCAAACTATTGTTTCAACTTGGTGGAAGTGCAATGATGGTTCACATGACTAATACTATGTTTAAATCTGCTATGCCAGGTATGGATGATATTTTGAGACAAAATCCTGATTTAATGCGTTCATTCCAAAACGCAGCAGTAAACTCAATGGCCAATACTAACCCTGGGTTTTCAGGATTTATGACTAATATGATGAACCCTGAACCTTCTGTTCCAAGTGGAATGGGACCTCCTCCTCCTATGGCAACACAAGGTCCTGGATCTATTCCACCTCCTCAGGGAAGACCAGGTAACAATAACTATGCAAACCGTCCTGATTTGAACATGAGTCGAAGTAATTTTACAGATGAGGGAATCAGTTTGAGAGAAAATTATGAAAGACCTGACGAAAGAAGTAGAAGACAACAAGGTGGAAGTCGCCCTGAAATGAAGGGTCCTAGTGACATTACTGATATTCTCTCAGGACTTAAAACAAAAACAATTAATATCCAAGAACCATCATCTAATCAGAATGTAAATAATGATAGTAGTACAATTAGTATTAGTGATTTGAAAGAGTTACAAGGTGATGGTAATATGCCAAAGAAAAGTCGCAGAAGACAAAAATCATCTAGTAACACTGTTTCATTAGATATTTAATCCAACATTTTATTACATTATAAAAAATATAGTAAAAACCAAATAAAACAATTCATATTACAATTAGTAATTTTTAATATGAATTTTTATTTTCTAGATCTTCTAGATTTTTTTGATGAACTAGATCTTCTTCTTCTACTTCCACCAGATTGAGGTTTATTCTCGTGTTTATTGTATAAATATGTTAATCCAAGTGCTCCCATAACTCCTACTGTTATCGCCAATAAAGATGATTCATCTAACGCCATTTATAAATTATAATAATATTTTATTTTTATTTTTTGGTTCTTCTTTTTGATTTTGATCTTGATCTTCTTGTCTTATTTCTTCTTCGTCTGCGTGATTTTTTGCCACCAGTTCCAACATTCCAACCATCATTATCATTATTACCAATATTCAAATCAACTGTGCTTGCTTCACTTGGTCTAGATAATTCATCAGTTACATCTTTTGGTTCATCACCAGGTACTTGTACTATTGGTTCTTCTTTTGAACCCGCAGATTTCCATAATAAACCACCAAATATTAGCGCAACTGCTGCTGCTATACCACCTATTTCCAATTTAGTTAACTGTGTTTGTGACATTATACTTATATATTATAATTATATTTTATTCAACCGTAACCACTTTTGCTAAATTTTTTGGTTTATCCGGATTTATACCTTTTTCAACAGATAAATAATATGCTAAAAGTTGTATTGGTACAACTCCTAATAGAGACGCATATGTTTTGTTTTCAGGAATATAAATAATCTCACAATTTTCCGGAATATTTGTATTGTCATTTGTAATAAAAATTATTGGCGCATTTCGTGACTCAACTTCTTGATAACAATTAAGTGTTTTTGTCTTATGTATATGGTGTAAATTCAAAATTATTACAGGTAAATTCTCGTCTAGCAAAGCAAATGGACCGTGTTTCAAAGAACTTGATGAATAACCTTCCGCATGAATGTACGATATTTCCTTTATTTTTAACGAACCCTCCTTTGCTATATATTCATCACTTCCTTTACCTAATAAAAACATACTATGTGATTTTATTTTTTTCGAAATACTCTGTATTTTTTCATTACAATAATCTAAAGCATTTTTAAAGTCATTCGATAAATTATGAAGGTCGCTCATCATTTTGATGCGTTTATTTTCATTAATATTATGTAATTGCGCAAACCAAATTGCCACAAGCGATAAACATACTACTTGACTTGTAAATGCTTTCGTTGACGCCACTCCGACTTCTTTACCAGCGTTGCAATACACTCCGCAATCTACTTCTCGAGCTATTAATGAATCAACAACATTTATTATACCAATGGTGGTTATATTGTTTGATTTTGCGATCTCAATACATCGATGTAAATCCTTAGTTTCGCCTGATTGAGAGATTAAAATAAATGCTGTCTCACCTATTTTTGGAATGTCATAATTATTGAACTCAGCGCCATCAAATACTTGTACAGTATTAAAATTACAAATCTGTTTAAAAAAATACATACCATATAGTCCAGCAAAATAAGATGTTCCACAACCCAAAATAATTAGGTTATTTATATTTTTTAATATATGCGAACATCTTTCTAATCCACCTAGTTTCACTTCTCTCTCACTCTTAATTCTTCCTCCATTATTTATTGCATTCATTATCGTATTTGGTTGCTCATTTATTTCTTTTAAAGTCCAATGATTATATGGATGCGGTGTTAAAATAGATTCTAAAGCAGTTACATTTTTCTTTAAATATGTATGCTTTGTTACTAGTTTTATTTGTGTTTCTGTTTGTTCGATTATACATATATCGTCATTATTTAAAGTAATATAATTACTTACCATATTACAAAAACCACTTTGCTCTGAAGTAATTATAACTCTATCTTCAGTTTGCCCGATTAATAATGGTGATCCATTTCTTACGCAAAACAATTTATTTGGTTCGTATAAACTTTGTATTATTAAACCATATGTTCCGCTTAATTCACTTACTGTTTTCCTAATTGCTTCAAATACATTTTTATTTACTTGTGAATAATTATATTGTATTAAATTTACTATTATTTCTGTATCTGTTTGAGAGAAAAATAAAAATCCTTTTTCAACTAACATACTTTTTAAAATATGATAGTTTTCAATAATTCCATTATGTACAATAATAAAATTACGGTCATTTGATAAATGGGGATGAGCGTTTACGTCTGTCTTCATTCCATGTGTCGCCCAACGATTGTGACCAATTCCTATAGATGATGAGGTATCTGGGTTTAAATCCTTTATTATCCCTAAAACCTTATCTATCGCATTTATTTCATTTGTAGAAGCATATTTAATAATGTCAAATATATTATTGTTTAATACAGATAAACCACAAGAATCATAACCACGATTTTGTAATTGTATTAATCCATTTATAATCAATTTATAAATATTTTCTGAACATTGGTTTATAATTTTGGGTAATAATACAATTCCAAAAATACCACACATTTTTAATTATAATTATATAATATATTTAACAAGTTTTACAAAATTATCTATTTATATTATATAATGAGTAGTAGTCCTCTGAATTCCTTACAACGAAGATCACAAGAAGATGAGTTTGATGAAGAAACCATATCAAAAGAATATGGTAAAATGAGAGAAATTGAAAGATTAGATAGAAAAATGGGAACAAGTATTGATGATGAAAACAATAAGATGCCAAAAACATGCTTAAATTGTGAATCTAAAGGATATAAAAATATGAATCGTCATTTTTGTAGTCCTGAATGTGCAACAAGTTATTATTGGTTAAATCCAAATAATAACCCATACAAATCTAAAGGAGGAAAGACAAGAAAAACTAGATCAAAACAGACAAAAAGAACACGAGGAAGAGGAAAAAGTTACAAAAAACAACAGAAAAAACGTTCTAAAAAATTATAAAAACGATTTAATTTAGATTTTCCTAATAAATTTTTATTATTTTCATCGTGATGTTTATAATAAATATCTTCAATATTTATAACTACTTCTGATTTATTCATATTATTATATTTTATATATGAATTATTTTTATATTTATTGTATTAAAGTTATTATTTAAATATAATACAATATTAATTTAGTAATGAAAAAACTTGGTAACTGTAATACTAATATATGTCCAAAAGGAGGAGTAAAAATACATGAAACTTATAATAATAATACAAATAAAAATGTTAACTCTGATTTAGATTTGGACCCCGAATTATTTTATATGCGACTAAAAAATCAAAACAAACATACTGGTGTCAGAATTACACAAGGACAAAATGAATATAGTGCCGATCCATTTGATAATATTAACCCATTTAGTAACCCTGACGGCGTCAAAGATTTTAAAAGTGTTACCTACGATAACTCATCTTATTCCAAAATGGACTTAAATATGGATAATTATTCAATCGACGACATTTATAACCTATTTGGTATTCAAAATAAAATACTTACTGACGAGGTGATGAAAGAGTCGAAAAAAATAGTTTTAAAAACACATCCGGATAAATCTAGATTGGAACCTAAGTATTTCTTGTTTTTCTCCAAAGCATATAAGCGTCTGTTTAGCATTTATGAGTTTCAAAATAAGACAACTAAAAAGACCGAAGATAAATCCGAGTTTTATGATTCATCTAAAGGTGAAATGCTTAATAAATTATTTGAGAAGGATAAAGATCTAAAAAAATCAGGCAATTTTAATAAATGGTTCAATGAACAATTTGAAAAACACAAGGTGGAGGATAGTTTAGAAAATGGGTACGGAGATTGGTTAAAATCAAACGAAGGCGTAGTTGATGTTGGTAACGTTACGCAGGCCAATATGGCATCTGAAATTGAAAAACGCAAAAAGGAAGTTCAAACGATGACAACATATAATGGTGTTAACGATCCTTACGCATCCACATTTGGCGGTTCATCTTTGATGGAGCATAATAAGAATTTCTCGTCTGGAACGCTTTTTAGCAATGATGGTATGGGTTATACTGATTTGCGTCAAGCATATGTAGAATCAGTAATTCCTGTGACGGAAGATGATTATAAAAAAATGCCCAAATTTAGAAATATTGAAGAATATAAAATGCATCGAAATACTGTTGATGTTACACCGGTTGATAAGACAGTTGCTATGAGGCAACTATATAATCAAAATAAAGAAATGGAGTCGGAAAGTGCGGCGCTAGCATTTCATTACGCCAAACAATCAGAAAAGGCGAAAAAAAATCAGGAAAGTTTTTGGTCTGGATTGAAACAAGTAACAAATTGGTAGAAATCAACTTTTAGAAAAAGTTGAGCAAAAAGCAAAAAAAGAGGTTAAATCCTCTTTAAAATTTTAATTAATTAATTAAATTATATAAATATACAGTCGGACTGATGTCCTTATACAAAATATTATACAGTTGATATAGCGCTCTTATACAGTCGGACTGCGTACTTATATCTCACCCCTAACCCAATTGCCCTCAACCTTTTTGTCGTTATAATATTCGCCAACCCAAGTTCTATCTAACCGGATATTGTAGGCGGCGCCTTGTCCGTGATACTTACCGTCTTTCCACTCGCCCTTGTAATAGTCTCCATCGCCATAATAATACGCGCCTTTTCCGTTATAGGTATTTCTCTTAAATTCACCTTCATAATATGGCTGCGTCTTTTCCCAAGTTTGCTCGTAAGTCTGTTTACCGTAACCCTCCGCAAATCCATCTACAAAATTGCCATCAATATAT